AGCGTCCCTATTTACTAATGAATCTGTGACAAAATCTCAGATTCAGAAGTTTATGGATGGCGTAAATTGTGAAGAACCCGACAGTTTATCTGTTGAGTTTCTTTATCAATACCAGCATCATGTTAAACGGTCTATACCGTTTAAACAAGTACAACGAGGAGGAAACTCATTACTAGAATATCGTGGTTCCACTGAAAAGTGGGCCCCTTTATTCCATAGTAATAAGCGTGTTCGCCAGTCTGATGACATTCTTGCAGAAATGCAATATGCCAATGGACAGGAAAACTACACATTTGCTTGGGAATACAATGAGCTTTATGCTCCTGTAGTCTCAGGCATCTGTGGTCCTCTCGTCAGATTGCGAGTCAATCCTGATAAACATCTGTATGGAGGTGAAGTTCACTTCCTACAAGAACCCGGTTTGAAGTTGCGAGCAATCGCTTCTCCTTATCGTATTCATCAGTTGGCACTTAAGCCTCTTGGTGACGCTATTTATAGCGTTGTTGAGAGTCTTGAGTGGGATTGTACTTTCGATCAATCGAAAGCAATACCTTGGATCCAGAGATCCTTGTCAGTTGGAAAGACAGTTCATTCCATTGATTTAACTGGTGCAACCGATTATTTCCCGTTAGGTATTCAATTGGAGACACTTCGTGCAATCTTTGGTGATCTGCTTGACATCAAACTACTTCAAGAAATATCACAGCTCAGATGGAAATCTGAAATTGGAGATATTCAATGGAAACGTGGCCAACCACTCGGATTATATCCTAGTTTTGGTATGTTTACATTAACTCATGGTCTTGTATTGTCGTTCCTTTTGGGACGTCCTTACAACCATGAGTTCTTTGTTGTTGGTGATGATGTAGTCATACTAGATGATACCTTGTTCACTAAATATACGGATTTACTCCGTCTTATGAAGTGTCCTTGGTCTCCATCAAAGAGTCTATCTAGCAATATCCTTTCGGAGTTTGCTGGAAAAGTAATCCTTGATACTAGTGTGATTCCATCTTACAAATGGAGAAAAATATCTAACGATAATTTTCTTGATATTTGTAAGAATCTGG